CTGCAGCTGCTTTATATCCACCTTTAGTTCCTAAGTTTATGCTCTTTTCTTCTTGAGCATAACCATTAATACTTTCATATGTGTCTAGAGAAGGGTTTAATATTCTTAATTGATTTTGTAGATATGCTGTGTTTCCAGCACTACCATAAGTAGATGAACTATGCCAAGACTCAAACTCTTCAAACAAGTTTCTTCTTACTCCTCTTTCATAGTCAATATCTAAAAATAATATAAATCTTTCATTGCTGTCTTGTATTCTCGTATATATTCTTATACCTTTTTCATTTTTTCTAAAAGCACTTGCTGTATTAAACTTAACATCTACATCTTCAAAAAACTGTCCTTCTGCTACTGTAGCTGTATCTAAAGCTGTACCGAAAGTATGTGGAAGAGTTTCATTTTCTGCATAATCTACTATAGAATAAGTAAACTCATATATACCTTCTGGCCAAGCTCCTCCACCAATAGGTTCATCTGTAGATTTTTTTAATATACTGTCAATAGAATGCTCTATTGCTGAAGTTCCAAAAACTGCTCTGTCTACTGGTATTAATAATGACGTTGTACCAGCTACTGCAAAATTTACTCTCATAATTTCAGTTCCAAGATATATATATGTTCCAACTGGGAATAAACTAGATATATTTGCAGTACCGCTTGAAGTTGTTGCTGTTATCTGTGTTGAGTTTAGTTCTACTGCAACACTTAATTTTACACTTTCTCCACCGCCTTCAAATGCAGACAAATTACTTTGTGTAGGATTAGAATTAAAACCTATTCTAAATTCACCAGCTGCACTAGCTGTACTAACGCTTACTGTTGATTCATTTTCTATAGCCTCAAATATTGCATCTGTTGTAGCTGTTGGACCAGCATCTCCTCCAACCCACTCTGAATTTACACTTACACCAAATCTATCTTTATCAACTAATTGTAAAGACTTTTGAGTAAAACTACCAGATGTGTCTACTCTATCTTTATCTCCTATATGTAATACTCCATCTACATAATAATATATAGGTTCAAATGTACCATCTGACATAGTAATAGAATTACTATCTGTTGCCTGAAACTTAATATTAGTTTCACTTAATAATGCTAAGTCAGCAGTTCCTCCTTGGAACACTCTATGTAAAAACTTTAGAGCAGTATTATCTGGATATGCTATGATTTCTTTAGCTGTTTGAGTTATTGGTGCACTAGAGTCTGATATATCAAACTCATGATTAAATATGAAGGCACCATTACCATAATTGCTTGTTGATGTTCTGGATATGGTACCATAAGACTGAGTTGAGCTATCTGCGCTAGACTCTATCAACCCAGGATTAGACAACACAACATTGTCTGCTAATTGAACTTGATTGAACGCAATATCCCTAGGAGAGGACTTGGTATTAAGTCCTCCGCTAAAGTCATTCAATGTTAACATCTGTTTAGGCACTTAGCACCCGCATCCGCATTCGCAGTTCATATTTTTCTCCTATTTTTTGTTTAGAGTTTTTTTCACTTCTGCCCATAGTTTGTCATCTAATTTGTTAGATGATTTAGCTACAAGCCAATCTCCTAGGTGCATAATGATAGCTTTGATAAGCTTCTCTGTACCTAAACTTGTAAGAACTTTACCTAATATTGGTCCCATGATTCCTCCTATTAATTAGCATTTCCATCTTCTACGTGCTTGTCTTATTCTAGAATTAGGATTATTCCTAGTTTTAGCAGAACTTCTTTTCAGTTGTCCTAAAGACCTTGCACAATAAGACTTTCTTCTTTTAGCTGCTTTGCTACCTTTCTTTACTTTACCAGTAACAGCAGTTTTTAATTTACTTCCAGGATTAGCTCTTCTATAAGCTTTTACGCCCTTAGCTGTCATTCCAGCACCTTTTTTGGTAGGTCTGTAATTAGCGTTCTTACCTTTAGTGGTTCTTCTTATAGATTTAGCTTTTTTTCTTGGCATTATTGTATAACTTTCTTGATTTTATCAAAAACTTCTTGCTCATCAAATCTCATACTGATACCAGGTTCATATCTCATAACCTCTTTACCTTCTTTAAGAATGATAATAGTAGGGACAACCTTAATATTCCACTCTTTTTGAATTACCGCACCAACAGCTTTGTTGTTTAAGTCTATCTCTCCTACATAACAAAGCTTAGCTAGTTTTTCTACCTTAACTCTGTTTTGATAATTCCAAGACGCATTAACCTGTACTACTGCGCATTTTTGTATGTTTAACGCTTGTATTTGTGCAAAACTATCTAAGTTGACTGATTGTGAGTGCAACCAAGATAGTGATGAGAAGAGCGTTAATACCAAGTATGATATAAATCTGTTGTTCATCTGTAAACCTCATTAGTCTTTATTCATGTCTAGTAGAGTTTCTTGAATCATTCTTGTATCATCTTTAACAGAATCTACTTTGTCTTCTAGTTTGTCTACTTTTTCTTCTGTATTTAAAATTGAATCACGTATCATCTGGTCTTTTAAATCATACTCCATACGCGAAACCTCTGGCTCTGGTAGTTCTTTTGCAAGTTCTATCTCTGCTTGTAAAGAATACCACATACCAATAATCATACCTACAGTGACCAGTATGCTAATTGCTGTCTCTATAGATAATGTAAATTTAGTGTCTTTTCCTACTTCCATCGTTGCCCCTTTATCTCATATCTGCTGGAACTACAGCTCTAGTTCCG